TTATTCACCTCTCCCGATATAGAAATAGTCGTCGATTTCTTCGGTTGGATCGTCCGTTTTTTCACGTTTTTGGACTTCAAATTTAAATGTCTTATCTTGGCCATCTTTTGTAAAAATACCTGTAAGATGATATTCAGTCTCACCTAGTTGGTTCATCGTGTGTGCCGCATCTTGCACTGGATCCACAACCTCAACGATTTCTGGTTTGGCTACCGCTTCAAAGTCTTCAATAAATTTCGCTTTGTTTCTCATGGTTATCCCTCCAATTTTTGTATTAAAAAAGAGCAGCCGTTTAGGCTACTCCTTCTTTTCTGTGAACTCTTGGCCATCGCCATAGTCATTTTTTTGATCATTACCGCTTAAATTTAATAGTTGTACAAATAGTTGATGCATCCCGGTTGAAGCAATACCACTAACCGCCCCATAAACAATCGCCTCAACAGTCAATCCGTTGATGACCGATCCTAGGATAGCTCCTAAGACGATAACAATCAATGGAATGTATCCATTAGACACTGCTGCAAATACCGGCGTTGACTTGATCAAATACCCCACTACCAAACACGCTACTACGATCACTGGTACTAAATATTCTTGCAAGAAATTCAAATCCATTTTTACTTCCCTCTTTCTTTCCATAAAGATTTTAATTGTTCTCCATGCTCAATCAATCGATCGTTATGCTTATCCAAGCGCTCGTCATGTCTCTTTAATTCATCATGAATTGCAACACGATCAGATTTACTTGCTTCTAAATCTCTGGTTAATAAATCAAGATTATGAGCTAGTTTGGTTAGATTATCTGCAATTTTTGTAAAATTGGACATGACTGGTTTGATTACAAATGCCAGCATCCCGACAATCGTCATGATCCAACCCGCCCAAGTTGCTAACTCCCCTACGTTTAACATATGCCACCTACTTTCCTAAAATAAAAGCAACCGACCATTAAGCCGATTGCTCCTGCTGCTAGATATCCTATTCTTTGGTTCCTTCTGGCTTTTTTGCATCATCAACAATTTTCGCAACATCTTCACGCAACATTTCCGGAACGCTCTCGATCGTGCGTTTCCCTTCAATCACATGAGTTGCGTATAACATCTTCACGGCTGAAAATTCCATGGGTCATCCCTCCTTTACTTTGAGAATACATAGTCTGATAGTTCCATAAATGCAGTTTGAATCATCTCTGATTCTTCTTCCATGGATTTGATTGCTGTTTGTAATTTTTCGTTTTCCGCCTTCAAAGATTCCATCTCTGATGGTTCTTTTGGGGTATTTTCATCAACAATTGATTGAATGAATGCATCCATTTTGAGCGGATCATCACCAAATTCTTCATGGGCTATTACTTCAAACAAAGAACTCAAATCCTCTGACATTCGTCCATTGATTATACACTCTTCTATATATCTTTCTTTAAACTCATCTAACACGCTATCCCTCCTTATGAAGCCGAATAAACGCACGATAAATTCAGCCATGCACCTATTGGAACATCGATCATGGACGTTGTACCATATCGACTGATTGTAATCTGTCCATTTGATTTTATTTTAAGCAAGAACGTATTAATACCTGAGCCGTTCACCCTGAAGTTTATATCTTGCGTGGGATAAGCCCACTCTGGAACAAACCCCATAACTGTTTCATCAGCTAAATTTAAAGCAACCTTATTCTTGAACGCTCCACTGAGTGTAATAACTCTACCGACTGTTCTTTTAGCTGTAGGAATCCAAGCATTTGAATACGTTTCAAATTCTACTGTAGGACTTAGTAACGTTGGATTTATTGTTAGCAAATCCAAATAACTTAGGTAAACATTCCCATAAGTTGATGCATATAATTCACTAGCCATGGTAATCCCATCTGGACCATATGATGCATTATTTGATAGAGAAGTATTTGACCGTGTACCAGCCCTCGCAGTATATATTCCGGCGTTGCTTACGCTCCATGCCCATGCTGGTTGATTTTTAGGAATGTCATTCCATGCCGAAGATGCAAGAATAGTCGGATTGATTATCATGCGACCATTCAAATCGCTCGCTTTCAGCTTCCATTCGGATTCGTAGCTTCCCTCAAGAGTCGTTGTATAATCCATCTCATTACCATCGATTGTAATTGTACTTGAGTTGATAATTTTTGACCCTTTTATTGTAGTGCCTTCAATAGATTCAAATTTCCCGTCTTTTATAACTGCGTTTTCTACAATTATATTTTCTACTGATATACCCCAGTCGATCCAGTTTGCTCCGTCCCACTGTTTTACATTTGGATCACTCGGCGTTTGCCATAGCGTTCCTGTAGATGGGTTACTTGGTGCCGTAGCACTAATTACAATTGCTTCACGACCAATCAGTGTCGGAACAGCTACCCAATCACTATAAGTGTTATTAGAGAACTTGTTTCTTGTCCTCGTCCAAAGCCATTGTCCCGGAACCGGTGTTGGTCTAGTAGTACTCCAACCTGCAGTTGGTTCTGTCATGCTTGATGTCTGTACAAATTGCACTTCTGTTCCTGTGATACTAATACCGGGATCGCCTTGAAAGGAGATAGCATAAGCAAATTGCTTCGTAAATGTTTTGCCGTCCACTGTAATGGTAATAGGAACCGTGCCACTTTTCGTAATTAACGTTGTCGCAGCTGTGAAGGTTACCACTGAACCACTAACGCTCGATGATAGCCCTGTAGGCTTTGTTCCAACTACAACGCTAGTTGGAGTGATTTTGTTGATCCCTTTGTAAACAACGACTTCCGTTGTTGTTGATCCTGCCAATGCGGCACTTGTTGATCCTGCAAAGGTATAGGATTCATTCGTTAGAAATACGGTGTAAGCGTCGGAACCTGGCGCTCCGTCTCCGCCGTCTTTGATTCTAGAAATAGTATAAACATCACTCACCGTTGCATCTGCTGCTCGAATGGTCAACTGATCAAATGTAGCTGTGGTGGGATTGATTGTCACTGTATTTCCAGACCGCGTAACACCATTCGGAACCGCTGAACCAAAATTGCCACCATTTAAGCTATATGTCCAATTGGAAATAGACGTGTTCACTGCAGTTCCTGTCACAGTAAAACTAGAAGCTGGAGTGATCTTTCCATCTTTATCAACTGTGATTGCTTGTGTTGCCCCTGATAAAGAAATTAGTGGTGCTGAATCACCTTTATCACCCTCCGGACCTTCAGGACCCATGAATGGTGTCCATGGTTTGTAATCGTCAGGATTGTCAGACCCAACTTGATTCGTATCTGAATAGAATCCTTCGTATTTTGGATAGGCCTTTTCATAGTCTTCACTTGGCGGTTTTGTATAAATGGTGTTTACATCTGATTGTTCAAACTTAATTTCAGAAAAACGACCATCCTCAACCCCCGCAAGACTTCCATCAGAATTCATGCTCCGTCTGGTATAGTATAAAATCCGATAATTTGCTGCAGCATCGTGTAGATTGCTAGGTGTCGTAAATTTGGCAGTTCTAACTTTTTTTGTTCCTACAACCCAATTATTTGCATCTGCGCTATTCCCGCTCTCCGTTCCTCCTAATGGAATCGATGTATAGCCAGATACACCACTATACAAAAGGATTGTCCCATGAGAATTTTGCGTAAATGCGGTTGTACCTGCAATAAGACTCAGCAATTCAAAAACATAGCGTACAGAATAGGTTGTATTTGGTTTTAGCATTTTTATCAATTCACTGTTATTAACCAAGATTTGTGCCCATGACCCACCAGTAATCTTAACCCCAGTTGATTCTAATGTTAATGAACTGTGTTCTCTTACATAACTAAGCAAAAACAGGTTTTCTTCAGGGAACTTTTTTGTAAAACGACCATCTGCCATCATCCATGCTGGATGAGGGAAATAGGTTTCTCCTTCTTTCCCGTCTTTTACTTTTACAATGCTTAACGTATCGCTCAGATTGTCCAACGTTGCGGTAATGGCGATCAATGTCCAATCTTTGTTGGTCCATTGTGCACTTGTTAAAGTTCTGGTGTTACCAGTTCCACCGAGAGTGATTGCAGTTTGAGCAGTGTTACCAATATAAGGAATAGCAGTGAACGTTGCAGTTCCTGTGACGTTTTGAAGCTTTGCCGATATGTTTATCGTCTGTGTCGTCTTAGGCGTGTCATTGGCATTAAAAGCCATGTTTTCAGCTGAAGCAGTAAGATAGAGAAACTTAGCATTCGCACCATCTGCCCCCATCTTTCCTACAGAATAAGCTTCAGTTTTCGATTCATCTGTATAAACGAGTGTCGTTTTAGTCCAAAGATACTGATTTGCTGATACGGTCGGAATCGTTTCTTGCCACCCACTTGTAGGCGGCGTGTTTCCGCTTGTTCCTACCGTATAGCTAATGGATTTAGATTTGATCCCTAGTCCCGGGTCCCCGGGTTTCCCCATAAGCGTAGGCGTTTGGGTTTCAGAAGTTGTGTTGTCTGTATACGTTGTTACAACCCTTGTCCAAAGATACTGGCCAGCGGGTACGTTCGGTCTATCTGTTAACCATGTAGTCGGTGGGATCGTCCCACTTGTTGATTGTGCATACGTTGCAACCGGTGTGCCAAGTATCCCACGACCATCACCACCGTTTGCAACTTTAACTAAACTAATTTCATCTTTTATAACAGGCATTTTCCCACCTCCTAATATGTGATAACCTTATCTGATCCTTTGCCAAATCGAATTAAGTTAAATTTGCGCTCCTTAGGATTTAGTACAATTACATCCCACAAATCTTCTTCCAAAACTCCAAGAGGTCTATCTGCTTGGTCTTTCTTAGGACGACTAACAGAGCAGCCGATAGAATAATTCACGATCCCATTGTCACCTTTCGTTATACGATCGGTATGCGTATGGCCATGCGCTAAAAAAGCAAGCGTTCCTTTGCGACCTTGAAAGTCACAAGAAATACTTGCTTTAAAATCTGTATTTGCACTATAGCTTCGGCTAAACGTCCCACCGGTGACAAAGCCATTGATAATTCCCTCAACCATTTCGTAGTTGTAAGGGTAATAATTCAACGATGTAGAATATCTTTTTCCAAAGGGATAGTGCTGATAGATGGATACCGTCATGTCGTCTGGTGTATTCTTCAAGGTTTGGTAAAACCAACTGATCTGTTCTTGTCGATAACCAGCAACGTTTATACCGACATATTTTAAGTAGCCATCCGTATCTAATCCATCTGGTATATCCTGTGGGTTTAATATGATTACTCTATGCTTTTTGTCCGGAACATCGTAGTAGTAATAGCCCATTTTATCAATTGGATTTTCGACAATATCAAAGATTGTACTTGGTCTTGTGGCAATTTCATACATCTCTGTATTGGAAAGCATTTGGCGCCCTTTCCCGTGCAAATATTCAAGAGGCGCTTTGGGTTCGTAATTTTTCACTACTTTAGTGATTGAATTCGTTCGACTATCTCCCCATGAATTATTACAGTGGTTTCCCCAAGTAACGAAGTACGGTGCATTTGACAAACCTAATGTACCTACAGCTTCACGGAAGTTCGCCATAGCGATATTCTTATTCGCTGTTGATCCATCGTGAGTATCGCCGTTTAGTACCACATAATCGACATCTACAAAATTTGTTAGTTCAGCAACATTTTTGATATGACTATTGCTGCGACCATAATTTTCTAAATCATCACGTCCAATAGAATCCGTTGCATAATGAGTGTCAGAGATATGAATACTAGTTATAGTGTCTTTCGTTTGCAAACGAAGTACTTTTCTAGCTGCATCTCTAAGACCGTTCAGAAAATAAATAGCCTGAACAAAATGGTTATCAAATACAGTGAGCGTGCATTTTATGCTTGAAACTTCTGTGAATTCAGTCCCTGATACTTGCACAGTTGGGCCAGCATTTTTATATAATGTTTCCCATGCTGTGTCGTGATTGCCATCTTTATCTACCTTAAACCACAGGATATCCTCGGCAGAAACACTAGAAGTGATATCGACACCGTCTTTATATATCGTTGCAGTGATATTCGTTGTTTTTTCTTCACCATCAACAAAGCTAACACCATTGTCAGAGGATAACTTAACTAAGTACATACTATCTTGTTTATTCATTTGCTGCTGCCTAGCTAGCAAATCACTGCTGATCAAACTTTCTAGAAGTTGATAATTTCCGATCGTTGCTTTTCGATCCCGTTTATTGCTTTTGTTGACTGTCATACTTAAAACTCTAGCCTTCAATCTGAGCGGGGGGTTAAATTTCTCATCAAGCAATGTAACATAATCGCCTATATTGAAATCATCTTCATTAAAAATCATATCAACTTCTGCCGAAAATGAAGGTTGACTTCTCTCTTCGAGAATCGCTTTCAGTTCATTGAAATTATCAATCTGGGAAGTACTTGAACTGGCAGCATATCCTCGTCTGAATCCACTGAACCTCTCAACAAATGTATTGCCTCGGCCATACAAAGCATTAGCCTCTCGATCATAAACAATGGATTGACCTACCATGGTAAAGAAGCGACCGTCACCAATAGATAGATCGTCAAATCCTTTATTTGTATCTTCGATAGAGGTAATGATAGTGTCTGAATCCTTAGTAACTTGCATACTAACAATATCAGTTCCCGAATACAATTTCACACCAGTTTCTTTGGTTCCGATTCTTCGATGGATGTTGAGCCTTTTCTTGATCACTCTCATATTTTGGAACACAACATCAAATGTCATCTCACAATCAAACACTTGGCATATTCTCTGCAATCTAGCAAGAGGCGATTCATCTGAGCTGGTATCAACTAAACGCCTAATGTCTCTTCCGAGCTCATTGATCCCGATTTCCCAACCGGTATCATACAATTCACGTTCAATGTAATATTCGATAAATTGTTCGCTATTACTTTTAAAGATCGTTGCTGATCCATTTTGTAGCTCTAACCCAATATCAACAGCAGAAATAGGTCTAACCCGTTCATCTTCATTTGTGATTTTTCTGATATACAAGCAAATGTCTTTCCCCCGGCCATCTTGAAAAACAATATAGGTTGCTAACTGAATATTTGAAGTCTCAAATGGTGCATTAGGATCGTAGTCATTAATCCTTGGACCAGTTTGTTTGTATATATCCATTGAAAGACTATTCAACAGTGTTCCATTTGTTAGTGAGACAGTATGGATATCATCTTTGATCGCAATCCCTTTATCAGCATTGGTATCAATTAGAGCTACTGTTTGATATTGACGGTCTAAAAAATGATAAATCATACATATCTCTCCTTAATTGCTAAATTGCCTGTGAATGAACCATCAGAGATAGCTACGTATTCCGATTGCCCTTTTGGTGCCCAGAACAATTCATCACTACCGTTTACTCGATAATCATCGTTCCTAATCCCATTGATGTATACTCTATTGGTCTCACCATCTACAAATAGATTATCTCCCTCATAAAAGACAAAGGGAATAATATCAGTCCCTTCTGTGAAATACTGAGTGATACGAGTATGAGTAATTTTGATGCTCATTTCGCGATCGTTTTTCCATTTAGAAGCGAATATGTTGACGATGGTCACAGGTAGCATAGCCACTGTATTGTTAATCCACGATTTAGTACTAGATGTCCATTCTTCTTTCCAAGTAGTTGTATTGACCCTTGAAAGTCTAAAAAAGAACGTATTTCCGATTTTCTTCAACATAACAGTCCCAAAAAAACCACCGTTCTTAGTTAGAACACTTGTTGGTAAATAACCTTGGAAAATTCGATAATCCCCAACAAAGAAAGAGTAACTAATTCTATCTTGTTTACTCTCGGTATCTTTCATCTCAAATCCAATCACGAAATTATTATCAGCATCAGAATAATTGATTTCAAGAAGACCTTGGCATGTCGGTCTTTGAGATGATGTCCCAGTAGGTTTAAATTCCACCCTGTGATAAGCTTCGAAATCATCAAGCGCTTCTGTGAACATTCTTGTGAGTGTAGGTCCATGCCAATATCCGGGTTTTGTCGCATCAATCGATCCATAACTTGACGGTGTGACATCTTGTGAATTCCATTGCCAAGAACCTAAGATCTTAGATGTATTTTCCCCATTATCGTAGTTATGCCTGATACGTCCAACGTTTGCAGTCCAAAGGTTCCTAGTTGCTGTTCCCATATCGTCGTTCATAACTTTCTCTGTTTCCACAATCTCACTTTGATCATCAACTGTGGGTGTGCCGTACTGAACGATATTTTCTTGACCAACAATACCAATTGATTTAGCATCGCTGCCAAATAATATTCTAATATCGATTGGTGTTTTATCGGTACCATTGTTAGTGACATTAGCAATCACACCTTCACTTGTTGATTGAAAAGGAAATGACCGCTCATCAAATGAATGTGATACACCATCTGGGACAAGAAATTTGATTGTTCCTTTTCCTAAAAAAACAATTTCATCAACAGGAACCTCGCCGTCTGGTATGGCTAAATAATACTTATCCGGTTCGTCTTCAAACCACAAAGGCACCGGCTCATTGACATTAAATATGTCAGCCAGTGCCCTTTTTTTGTTAATTAAATCGTATCTAAGCATGAACGGCATAGTAATATAAGATTCCTCCGTAGTTGATTCTACGAGTCTTCTTTGCCCTCTGCCCATGGTGACAAATTCATTGTTTCTACTTCGACCGATATTTCGTTGTAGTTTGGAGGTGATCCTCAAATAATCATCTAAATCGTGTCCATTAAAATTAGCGTTCATTCAATCGACCTCCTTTGAGTAGTGTTTCTAATTCTTTCATTTCGTTTAGTTCATTTTGTAAGGGTTTTGCGATTGCTTTGACAATTTCTCTTTCGCCGATCCTAAACGTAGCTTGAACAGGTCTGTTGGCAATCTGTGCAACTAGTCCAGCAATTCCTGAAGTATTACTTGATTGCGAATAGTTGTTAATGATCTGACTAGCAGCGCTAGTAGCTCCTATGTTTCCAGTTCCTAATGCCATTTCAGGACTCAAATTAAAACTCGCTGATAACCTATCAGCCATTGTGCTGATATTTTTTTGAACATATTTAAAATTATTTTCTAAGCTATCATTAAAACCACCCATAATAGCTTTACCAGCAGGAATCAATAGTTTTTTGTCATAAGATATAGGACCTTTATTTTGTTCGATCCAGTCAGCAATGCCTCCGATGAAGCTTTTTACGTTTTCGTATGCAGACTTCAAGCCACCAAGAAAACCATCTATAATTGCAGCTCCTGCACCAAATAGGTCAATACTAGTAATCGTATCAACTACTGCACTTGCTATATCTTGAGCAGCACTAAAAACTGAACCTATTGCACCACCTATGCCAGAAACAAGGCTTGCTATCAATTGGGCACCTGCGGACAACAATTCTCCTAAATAACCTAAAATTTTCGATAGGAGACCGCTTATTAGCTGACCACCCGCGGATAACAATTGACCTAGTAAGCTTAATATTCCTCTGATCAAAGCTGCTATCAATTGAACTCCTGCAGATAGCAGTTGAGGTATAGCACCTATAAGTGCACCTAAAATTGCAACTATTAATTGGATAATCGCAGCAATCAACTGTGGTAAGACAGAAACAATACCTGCGATAAGACCCAATAACAATTGGATTCCCGCTTCAAGAAGTTGAGGAATAGCTTCAATAAACGCTGCTACCAATGCAATAATTATCTGTAGTGCTGCTTCAATCAATTGTGGCAAGACTGAAAGTATCCCTTGAATCAAAGCCATTAGCAATTGAATACCAGCTGCAATAATTTGAGGTAGGGCTGCAATCAGAGACGTAACCAGAGCCATAATAATTTGTAACACAGCCATTAGTAATGTAGGTAGAATTGATAATAATCCTTCGATCAAAGCCATAAGTATTTGTACTCCTACGGCAAGGAGCATAGGCAACGCTGATATAAACGCTGTCAGCAAACCTGTTATGATTGATGTTGCTGCTTCTGTCAGCGCAGGCAATGCTGTTATGATTGCGCCTAATAAAGTAGTGATGATTTGTAGGCCGACATCAAGTAACATTGGCAATACGGTTAATAATGTATCAATTAAAGCGTTCAGTATGCCAATTGCAGCATCAATAATAACTGGCAAAGCACTGATGATTCCGTCTATCAATGCAGTTAGGACATTTACACCTACCTCTACTAATTGAGGCAATACATCAGCTATAGCAGTAATTATCTGGACAATAATTTGAGACGCTACAATCATAAGTGCTGGCAGTGCCATTGCGAGCCCTTGGACTAAAGTTGTGATTACTTGTGTAGCTAAGGTGATAATTTGGGGCAAAATAGTAGTGATGGCACTGACTAATGTTTGAATGATATCAGTAGCAACTGCAACTATACCAGGTAAAGCAGTTGTTAATCCCTCTATAAAACCAGTGATGAGGTCCGTGGCAAGTTGAACAAATTTAGGTAGATTAGCGCTAATAAAATTCGCAACATTAGCAATAGTAGACTGTAGATTATCAAATACTTGTGTAATGCCGTCTGATGACAAGTCGCCAGTTTTCAACCATGCTGCAACAAATGATAAGACTAAAGAGATTACTGCCGCCCATGGTCCAGTTAACCCAAATGCCGCCAAAGCTAATTTGGATAATACGCTGATAACAATACTGATCACTCCACCAATTTTTCCAAACGATCCTCCAAGTGATTCTAATAAGCTCCCTGCAATTCCCATTGCAGATGAGAAAACACCCGATAGCACACTTGCAACCGTGGATAGCACCGAACCAAATTTCTCTATTCCAGCAGAAACAACTTCTTTAGCGGCACTCGCAAATCGTTGTAACGCCGGAACCACTACAGATAGTATTGCCGCTCCGGCAGTTACCAGCTTGTTAAACCCATTCACTACCGCGGTTCCGATAACCGAAGCAACTGTTTGGAGAGTCGGCAATAAGCTTGTAAATACTGATTTCAGCCAATTGAACGCTGTTATTAACCCATCTCTAATAACAGCGACTGTTTTGTCTACACCGTTTCTAAATGTCTCACTTGTCTTATAAAAATAAGTAAAAACCGATATTACAGCACCTACTGCGGCTGCCAAAACAGCAAAAATAGGAATACCTGCTGGTATAATTGCCGATAATAGAGCAAAGGCTGTTCCTGACACACCAAACATGCTGATCATGCTACCTAAAGCACTGATTATCCCAATTACTTGACTTATAAAAGACACGAGAGAACCTATAGCAATAGCAGCTTTGAAAGTTATGTAGGCACCTGTGGCAGCCGCAAAAGCGGGTGCCAAAAGCTCCACAACACTGACTAGTGTCTCAAAAGTTTGAGTTAAATCATCAGAATTTTGAATGAGAACATCAATTGATTCTACAATTGCGCCGAAAGTGTCATTTATAATCCCTTTAACACTATCAATATTTTGTGCGATACTTTTGCCAGTCAATGCTTGAGAAAGTTCGTCTACTTTGGTAATTACGTTAGCAACGCCTTTTGCAACTGCGTTACTCAAATTTCCAAATGATGTTGCAATCCCTAAGCTGTTTTCCTTAGCAAAACCAGCAAGCATTCCTGTTCCAGTACCAAGTTCTATCAATTTGTCGTTAAACTGGTCGAAAGTAACAGTACCATCTTTTAAGGCAGCATATAAATCTCGTTGTGCTGATTTACCAACATAACCCATAGCTTCAGCAGTCTTTTGCAAAGCTAAAGGCATCGTTTCTTGTAAAGTCTTCCAACTCTCCAAGTCAACGGTGCCTGTAGATAGCATTTGATTAAATTGTTGCATACCGCGACTAGCGTCATCAGTAGAAGCTCCGGAAGCTAAAAACGCATTGTTTAACGCCAAAACCGTATCAGTAGACTTATCAAGATCGCCTGTAATTGCGGTCATTTGTTGAGTGCTCGCAACGACATCATCAAGTTTAGTCGGTAAACCGTCAATTCCGTCTGATAGTTTGTCAATTGATTTTTTCGATTGCTTTGCGCTAAAACCTAAAGCATTCATAACTTTAGGAAACTTCTGCATCGTATCAAATCGGCTGATAGCACTGTCTAAGGAATTTGATAAGACTTTGAACGCTGCACCAGCAACTTTTACAAGTCCCATACTAATAGCCATGTTTTTTATGGAAACCCCAGCTTTTGAGGACTTTCCTTCTAGCTGATCTAGATTTTTATTCAGTATAGTAACATCGTTGCCGTCAACATCTACTGCAATAACAATTTTTCCGTCAGCCATCAAAAATCACCTCCTGATCTAATGCGTATTTAGCTTGAAGTTCTCGCATTCGCTCTTTTTCCTTCGCGCTTTCGCCTTTTTGAGGTGACCATCGTCTGATTTGAACAATTTTGGGGAGAATAGTATCATCTGGTAGACTTTCAAGAATTGCTTGAAACTCCTCCCAATGCATCTTTCCTTGCTCCTTGAATAAATTGATCCCGATTTGGCGAAACGAAGCGTATATGTACTTAGCATCTTGGACCAAGTCCATACTTTTCTTTTCATTTCCTACTTTAGGCGTAGGCATCGGATTACCCTCTAAATCAAATACAGGCTTCGGCTGGTTTCCTAATTGAATGTGATCTTCTAGAATAGATGCCCAAAGTTCCATTTGCTTCTCGAAGTTCAAGTCTGATTCTCCAATTAAAAGGTTCAATGCTATGTCAACTTTTTCCCATGCCATAAGCGTATCGTCTGATATTGCATCTAAAACATCTAGCACATTGTCAAAAGCCAAGTCCAAAGGATAATTTATGCCTTCAAACTCAATTTCAGTGGTCAATGGGTCATTCAACCGCATTTAGATCACCTACTTTTTCTTCTTTTTATTTTTAAGTGCTTTCTTTTTCAACATATTTGCTTTCCGTTCAGCAAGTTTATCTTCGCGATCTTTTGCATCGTTTTCGATTGCTTCAGCAACTTTTTCTGCAATTGAATCGAATAAATCAAACAATTGAACTGCATCAGGATATTCGGCATAGATTTTTTCATATGATCCGTCGCCTAACAATGCATCATACTGAATAGCGTTCATTTCATTCGAAATACTAATCAAGGTATTAGCATCGTTTTTAGTAATATTCTCTTGATCGATCGCTAATTTTTCTCTTTTTTTAACTAAAGGATTAATTTTGTCCTCAAGCTCTTCTTGTACGTCAAAAAATCGTGTCAATTCTTCTACTGAGGTGCCAAAGAAAAACTCTAATGTGCCGATATTGATAGGAAAACCCGATCGTTTAATATCAAATTTCATATTTAAATTCCTCCTAATAAAAAAAGGAGAGCTTATGCTCCCCTATCCTTCTGGTGTTTCTTCAGTTGTTGAATCTGTTACATCTGGTGTTTTATCATAAGTGATACTGCAGCTGAACTCTTCCCAATCAGATGCTTCTCCCGACCCAGCTACGATCTTTTCGCTAAGTGTACCTACGCCTTCAATCGTTGTTCCATCTGTCTCAATGACTTTATGCCATACTTTTCGGTCATCGCCGACAGCGCGCTTTTTCTTCTTAACCAATTGCTGCGCTTCTTGTTCAGGGTCCCAATAACCAGAAAAGTTCCATTTTTCAGTAATTCCAGTAATGTCTGTAGACAATGTACCGTCACCATCGTAGTCGGCATAATCTTCCGATTGTACATCGCCATCGTCTTCAACAGTTGTCACGTAACGGCCGAACTTCTTGTAGGCATCTTCCAATGGTTTAGTTGTCGCTTTAGTAGGATCGTAATCTGCAACAAAATGTTGACGTAGGGCATTCTTTTTTCTTGCCATTATTTATTTTCCCCCTTAGGATATGTTGTGATTTTTGCTTTTATATCAACAAGAAAGACATAAATTCCTGTTTCATCTAACTGATTAATAAAAGGCTTATTTGTGATACTGATCGAATCAAAATCAAAAGAGCCATCTGAACTTGCAATTTCGGATAGCTCTTCTAGATAATTTTGTACCAGCCATAGAGTATTGCTTATTTTCTGCTGATCTTTTGATTTCATTGCAAATTCAAAGTTAAGTTCTTGATCTTTTGTTCCGTCAAAGAATTCCTCTACTACTCGTCCACCAGCTAAAGGGAAAAGGACAAAAGCTTCGTCTTTCGGCGGTAAATAACCGAGAAAACATTTGAGAGGTAAATTGGGTACTGTATTAACTGACTCATTTAGTCTTTCAATAAAGTCCATTAAAAGCCCGCTCCTTTCTTGAATGCTTCTACCCAGTCACTCATAAAAATCGATTTGGCCTTTTGATCCCATCTAGGACCAGTCCCTGGAGTAGTGTAGTTCCAATTCCCCGGAGCATAGTAGTGTCTTCTTGCGTATACAGAAACCCAATTAATAGTGCTACCGTCTGGTGCTACATGACTCATAGCACGCAAATCCCCATCTCTTTCCGGAACAAAATTTTCGTTCATAGTTGAGTGCATCCTCGATGCCATATTGAACTGGCCACGTTCAAAGTTTTCAGCAGATAGCTTTTTTCTAACACCTGTAAGATCCACCTTAATCCCCGGCATCAGACCACCTCCAAACGCCAACCGATTGATTGACCATTCAGAATCAACGGCTTTGAAGTTACAATAGTATAATCCTCACCCTTAAACGAAATTTTCGAGTCTACTTTGAAATTTGGTAATGGTCCACAATATCGATCAGTCATAGTTACTGATGCATTTGGTGCTTTGTCACTAGCATTAATTCCTGATCGCGTGAATTTAGAAGCATAATTAAACCAACAATTTTCAATTTTCCAGTTTTTAGTAATAGGATTTTGCCAATCATCCTCACCGATCACTTCTTTAAAGTTAATCGTATGGCAGAAAGCTTTTTTTGGCGGCAAACGATAATATCCCATCATCCAAGCCCCCTATAAAGTAATCCTGTTCCAGATAGAAACAAAACTGCGTCATCTGAAAGTATCGTTGGTGACTCATTTGCGCCTGTATTGTTATACCGGCTAGCTTCCGTGATACTCATACCGTCTACTGACCAAGATTGTGGACTGTTGATCTCAAGCGAAGTTGTAGCATTGGCTTGATACATGTATTCAACTTGTGCTGCAACCGCCATTTTGAACTTCTTCTGACGAAAAATGATGTCACTATCAAGATTGTTGAACTGATAGAAGTTCCTTGTCTGCACATCAATTAATGCACATGCTTTTTCAATAAGCTTATCAAAGTCGGTTGGGTCTAAATTAGTGAACTTCATTCCTTGATATTCTTGATACGTTAGATAAGCCATAATCTCCCTCCTTAATAGAGAGGAAGACTATTTCTTGTCTTCCTCAACGCGTTTTAAAAACGTATCGTCAAGGTTCTTAGCAACCTCATCGGCACGTTTCACAGTCATATCAATTACTTTATTTGGTTCGTAGATTTCACGCGTGACCTTATCGCGAAATCGCTTCAATACCTTATATTTCGCCATGATCAATACCTACCCTTCAGGTGTCTCAGCAGGAGCAGTCAATTTAGCTTTAAGGATCGCTTTTTTGTTTTTCTCAGGGATATAGTTTGCGTATTTACCAGCACCTTGTAACGCAACACCGTTGAATGCTTCAGAATCCATCGCACGCGCTACTTCAATACCTACACCAGCCACACCGATTCCGATAGCAGTGAAGTAAGCATGTTCACTAGCGACGAATTGATCATCAGGAAGTTCTTCCAACTCGAAGCCTTTGAAGCGGTACAACGTTTGAGTATCAACATTAGCGGCAGAGTTTTTCGCAGTCGTTGCCAATTTAGAGTCAATCAAGAAGTTGTAGATGTCAGAATTGACATAAGCAACTCGCTGAATTGTAGTCGAAACTTTGTTGTTAACGAACTTTTTATGTGCGTCGGCAAACAACTTTGTAACGCCGTCTTCTGTTAATTCGCCTGTCAATGTTTCACTAGCATTGGCAGAAATAGCTTTTCCTAACCATGTGTTGACATGACCAGCCCAAGCCACGGCATGCAAAGCCAAACGCTCAGCAACGACTTGATCAGGAATATCATTCACGGTAAATTTGTCGATACCTTCATGGATCGCAAGAGGTGCTTCCCAAGGAACAGTGATATCGATAGATTTGACTTCTTTCCGTGGGCCAAAACGATTACTATTGCCTGTACCAGCACCAAAAGCAACATCCGCTTCAGTAGAATATTCTTGGATCGTCACGTCTGTATCTGTGATTTTTAAATCCATAAAGTTCTCGTTGTACTCTGCGTCAGATTTAACTTGCAAAGCACCACCAAAAACACGTAAGAATGGTGTTTTTTTAATAAAAATGTCTGGCAAAATGCCTGCGTAGTTCTTTGTAAAATACTTAATTGTCATGTTTATCTCTCCTGTTAAATGTATTTGCTTGCGGCAGCTTGGAACGCATCAACCTGACCATTTCCGTTGCCGCCTTTTGCATTGCCCCCAACCGCGAAGTTTGGAGTGCTTTGTTCTTGGGCTTCTTCTTGCTGAAACAAGAATGCTTTGCTTTCTTGCAATCCTTTCAGCTGTTCATCAAACCCTTGTAGCTTGCCGTCAACGACTTTGATCGTCTCTTTATCCAACTGAGCAAGGACGATATCATCATCAAGCGCTTGTGCTTCTTTAAGCGCCAATTTGATAGCAAAATCTTTCTGTTGTTCCAAAAGCTGCTTATCAGAATTGGTTTTGGACTCATCGAACTTAGCCTGCAAATCAGCAAGTTGCTGTTCAAGTGCTTCATTACCTTTTGCAGATTCTTTAAGAGCGTCTAATTCTGATTGATTGTCTTTCAGTTCCTTCTGTGCACTATCCCGCTCACTTTCAACGGTAGCTACTTGCGCATTGAGTTGCGTTACGGTCTTTCCATGCAGAGCCATCACTGATTTTGCCGTTTCTTCATCGATTCCTAATGCAATCAAATCTTCTTTTTTCATTTTCTTCCTCCTAAGTGTTTTTAGAGTGGCAACTCCCACTATGAGCCGACTTTTAGAGACTTTCGAGCAGGTCTAAGACAAAATAAAAAGACGTTAAGCACGTCTTAAGCTAGATATATTGACCACCTTTACTTTCCGCCATATCGGCTATCTTACTAAAAGAATAATCTGGCGGTTTTTTCTCATACTTTAATGCTAATCCTATTTGATAAAAGGCTAATAAAACTTCCGACAGTGGTAAAACATTTCGGTTTTCGTGGTTTTCCATGCTCACAACTCCTTAAGTATAAACTTGCTCACGATCGTATGATCGATGTAGTAAAGTATCATTATCAATGATAAATTGACGTAGAACAGCTTGTCTTGTCCTTACCATGGATTTGAAGTAATCTATATCCTCAGGTTCATCTAACCACTGTGAGGCTTTCAATGACTTTTTAGCCATTCTAATTGAACGTTCTAATCTTCTTTGTTTAGCAACAATTTTGGCGTTCTTTTGTGCAACTTCAGGAGAAATAGGATCAGCCATACCAGTACCATTCATAGGTAGTTGAGAATACCATCGATGATTACAATTAATACCGTTACATCCTGCCGGGGTCTTCCATCCGTAGTCATAAACGCTGGGCAAATGTTTGAATTCTTCAGGAGCTTGATTTTTAGGAACCATCAGAACATACTTGCCTTGGATCTTACTACAAGCATCACGTGCTGCTGCATGATGGCTCATAAGAGCAGTCACTATTCCGTATTCGTTGATACCACGCTCTAAGCGCAAATCGTTAAAGACTGTTCCAGTAGTTGATTTGATAACTGTTCTTACATAGGATTCAAGAGACCAAAATTTTCCAGATTTATCCTTTAAACTGACATCTATACCTTTTTGCACCATTTCATATATTGCTCGCTTAAATGACTGCTGAGGCGTTGATAGCCCTCCTATCGTTCTAGCCACGGTGTCGTTTAGAACTTGTTGATAGATTCTCGCAATTGAATTCACTTGATAATTAGTTGATAAAAGAGTTTGATTGATATGGTTCTCAAAATCAAGCCATTGACTGTCGAAGAGCTGATTTAATATTTGATCCAGATTAGTCCACTCTTTGATAGGCGTTTTGGCTAAGTTTGCAAGCTTCTTATTTTCTTTAAGGTTGTCTTCATAACCTTCTTTAACAATTAATTCTTTTAATTCTTTCTTAGTGATTGAATTGGTTTCCTCAACCAATTCATTAATCGTGTCCCAATTTAGCATTCCTAATTGATCCAACTTCTCAAGGTACCACTGAAAGACTGAGTCCTGTGACAATTCTGTATTAGTTTTGATCTTTAATCGATCTACAACGAGTTTCATTAACTCTTCTTCTAAGGCGGCATAAGCATCTTGAATAGCAGCGGTCTTAATATCTAATTGCCTTTGAGTGATCGCCATCTAATCACTCCATTTCTTCTGGTAGACCGGCATTGTTCATCATTCCTGATAATTTATCAGCAGAAAGTCGCAATCCTTCCTGATAAAGCTCCAAGGCTGTTTCTTCTGGTACCTCCAAAATCTTTTCAAATGCTTTGGTAGTCGGATATCCTAAAGCAATCAGTTTTTGATAGAAGGTGAGTTTCTCGTCAGTCGACGTGAAAGCACCATCTTTGAAATCGATAGCGATTTCATCAAACTTAGGTGTTGCGCCACTATAGAGCTTCAACGCTTTTCCTAGCTCACATACAGAAATAACAAGTTCTTTAATAAACTTTTCAACCTCAGTGATTTGCATAGATCTGGTTTGATATGTTTGAGAATTCTCGCTGACCACCTCGGTCGCCGTTTTTGTAGACAACGATCCAGTGCGATCAAAGTTGAATGTTCCGCTAGACAAAGCCGTTTCCATCTCAAGTGTTTTTAAATGGTGATTGATCGCTGCAACGTACTCTGTTGTACGAATGCTCGTTGTAAGGTCTTTGATCGTGTAATCATCCATATTTGATCCCGGAATGATTTGGAAAGTATCCTCTTGATTGTCAAAGAACTGTCTGACCTGTCCTTTTTCATCGAGCCGACTGTTCATCAGCATTTCACTAGCTGCAATCCTACGTCTTCCTCGTCTGATTTCCTGGTCAAACTCATCATATGATCGATTGATACGATCTAGCGTGCGTTTACAATTATCGCAAACCCCTAATCCTAGTGGCGAATAAGGGCTGATATTGTTGAATCCACTTGGTTTCAAATAGCCAAACAGCGGTCTGGATAGATTAATAAATGTTGTTGACTCTTCTAAATCTGGATACAGATCTGTTACCGGGACTTTAGTGCCTACAATGTCCGATCGTTCTGAACGATATAACTCATTAGTAATTACAAAGTTGCCTTCTACCCACTCGTGGAATTCAATGAGCGTATAAAAAATAGTTTTTTTGTTTTCCACTCTAGATGAGTAAAAAGTGAAAGCACCTTCGCTGATATTGTTTGTATTAGACTGTAAAGGATAAAAGGCATCAGCTAAAGCCCATGAGAATTCGATTTGGTTTGATCCTTTATCTAGATATGGTCGACACGCCAACCCTCCAAGTGCAAACATAGGTTCAAGGTATTTGCTGAAATTCTTTTTAAAGTCATTGTGTTCGAATACACCGGAAATAAATTCGGCTGCTTCGCCATCAATGTTAATTTCGCATTGCTCGTTAAATACGACAGTTGCGTACTGATTTGCCACTTTCTTCATCATGTTTATTGATGATAAGTCACGCTCTTGGTTTGATTTGTTGCTGTTCATAAATTTAACCTTGTCGTACTTATCTTCATAACGCCTTAATGAATCTTTGATTCTATTGTATTCGTTTGGATCCATACTTATTTTCGGATGGTCTAACACACTATCTAATCGCTGCACAATTCCTATGTTGGCCGCCCCCTTTCTAAATAAATTTTTTATTGACTGAATTAATCCCAAATCCTCACCTCCTAAACTGCAATACCAAGAACAGCTGCATTATCTACACAGAAGTATTCAAAGGCATCACAGGTATGATCATCTTCCTTAATTACAACCGGACTATCTGTATCCACTGTACCTTCCTTGTACCGGTAATGTTTATGTTCTTCATAAAAAACCTTGTTGTTCTCTGTATCGAGATAATAAAAACGACCTTGGGCAAATAAATTGGTCGCAAAATCAATCATGGTTTGTTTATCTTTCTTAGCTACCGGATGCCATCTGATTTGATGATCAAGATAATACTGGTTTCTAAGTGCTGCTTCAGCGCTGTCTATCGTTCTGTTAACGACACGAGCATTCTTCCACCGCTCGTCTTCAAGTGTCTTAGAAATGAACTTATGCACCTCTGTTGATAACTGGGATGGTGCAAGCTTCACGCTCTTTCCAGCTGGTGAATAATAGTAGGTGTCTAGCAGCACGACTTTTTGTTTTGCCGTCAACCCTAAACAAAGGACTGTTGTTGCTGATTGGGCATGACCACCATCAAGGGAATAAAAAATAGCGGTGACATAATCATCGCTAGGCAAATCAATTATTTTGCGGAATGTTTCCACATTATAAACATTATCTTGGAAGCCAACTGGCAACCCTTCGTATAGATACAAGTAGTAGTCGTAATCATTCTCTTTGATGCGATTGATTTCGTCGATCATTTGCTCCGTTACAAATCCTAAAGCATCATCTTTATAGCTTGATGAATGAATCAAGTAGTCCTTATGCCCTTCTAATTCATTGGTCCACTCGTTAATCCAATGATATGGATTCCTAGGTGGATTGTATGAGTAGAAGAACTGAACTTGCTTTGCATCCACTGGCTTCTGTCGCATAAACGTGGCCTTCATTTGGTCAAACTCTTCAGCGCTGTTAAACTCTGCTGCTTCTTCGACCCACACTGCAATAATATTGCCGATATCATTTGATTTCAGCTTTTGAAAATCATCTTGCCCATAAAAGTAAAAGGTTGATCCAGTTTTCTTATGAGTGATTTTAAAAGGAGATACCGTACAAGAGAACTGATCTAGGATAAAGAATTTCCCTAGTGCCCACTGAATCTTTAGAAACACTGAATCACGTATCGTATTTGCCACCTTGCGAATGATTACAACGTTTGCTTTCCTCTTAGTCATAATGTATAGCAACATCATAAAAACAAGCTTCAGCGCAATGACAGACGATTTGAAGCTGTTCCGCCCGCCTCTTAAAATGTTATAAGGCTTCTTGCTGATCCATACTGACTTGAAATGTGGGTTGACCTCCTTTTGAACATCAATCTTATTCATCAGAATCACCCCAGGCATCGACAATAACAATATCCCCGCCGCCAGTATTCGAATCCTCATTAGTAGTTGATTTGAGTTTGGCGATTTGAGCGTCCATAAGGTCAAGTTTCTTCCTACGCTCGTCTTGCTCATCAGCAATAGCTAAGAACTGTTTGATTAAGTTAGACAACGTACCCATTGCTCTTGATTGAGCATTTAGGAAACTAGCTTGTTTATCCCATGCATATTGAAATTGGCGTGTAACCTTTGTTTGGACTGATTTGCCTGTTTCTTGGTCAACAAACATCGGATTTACTTCCGCACTGACAACATCCTCTGTATGATCAAATTCACTTTGAACATTCATGATTTTCTGCGATCGTATGATTGCGGTGTATTGGATCATAATATTGTTCCAAAGGATATCGCTAGGTTCAGAAGTATAAAGTTCTTGAATGATTTGGCGTGTATCATCAGGAAGCCAGTTGGCAAATAGTCCATGGCTAACAGCATTCTTATTGTCAGGTGGTGGCTTGCCTCCGGGATTACCCTTGGCATTTTGATTGCCGCGCATTGAATCGTAACGCTCTTTTTCATTCGGAGCGCTCCGTTTCGTTCCGCCATCCCATTTATCTTCAGATTTCCATTTACGGACAGTAGAAGCAGATACACCCAATTCTTCAGCGATATCTTTGAGAGGCTTCTGTTTATTTGATTCATTCCAAATGCGATATGCTTCATCTCGCATCGGATTTCTCTGTCTAGCCATCCATTCTCCACCACCTCGCAATCTGTGTTTGTTTTGTAATTCTATGTAAAAAAACAGCCCCGAAGGACTGTTTAGTAGGAAGCACCAAAGATCGTGTGAGTAATCTAATTGACAACTCCCAATCAGGAATGTAGGACTTGAACCTACGACTTTCAGATTAAAAATCTGATGCTCTACCAAACTGAGCTAATTCCTGAAAAAGACGGCTAGCGAATGAAGATAAGGAGTGTGTTCAACTCCATTCATAATAGATTTTTTGTCGCCGTCTTAGTTAAATACAGGGCGCTGGGAATAATTTTCAGAAAGGAGGTCTGCCAACGTATCTTAAAGGAGTGCGCCCTGTTATTTACAATAATTGATAATACTATCTTACTATGGATTATTGTCATTAAACCGCCATTATACCGCCAAAAAACCGCCATTTTTCAGCGATAAGCGACAAGCTTGCCACGACGATAACTTTCAGCAAATTCAACCAATGCATCTGATTTCATTCGCTCAATTTGCCGAACTGAATAGCCCATCTCATCTGCGATTCTTAGATTCGAATACTGATCTTGTAAGCAGAAGCTATAATGAAGTATCTGTCTGCTTGTTAGCTTCAAAGCCATAAGCGCAACGATTATTGCATCTCTTTCTGTTTCTGCATCCAATCTTTGAATAAAAGCATCCTCGGACTTGTTTCCATTACTAGGTGTTCTAGGCATATCAGTAATAATCGGTGAGCGGACATCGATCTTTGAACGACCTGCAATCCGCTCCAACCGACGGTAGTTCTTCAAAACATATCGTGCATTCTTTCTCGTTTGAGAGAAATCAACTTCTCTTAGTAATAGCATCATTGCTCAATCGCCCCTTTATTTGGTATAATGAAGTTACCTTGGCGGGGACAAAATCATTATTTTGGGGGCATTGGGCGATTGCTTAATGCTTTTTATTTTGCTTTACTTTCGATCTCTTTTAACTGCTCTGTGACGATCACTTCGATGATCAAAGCCATCTTGTTCCATAAAATAGCTTCCTCCATAATCTTGCTCCTTTTTGTCAGTAGCCTTGCCTATCACAACACATAGAAACATAATCACGACAAAAACCGTTGTACCTAATACTGCAAGAGTCATAACTTATCTCCATATAGTGCGGCTTTAATTTTCTTTAACTGTTTCTTCTTGATTCTGGAGTTCTTTGTTCTACGGTAGATGGCGTAATATTTCTCTATTTCTGGGTCATTTGAAACTTTCGCTAGCATTTCCCAGTCGATTTGCTTAACCGCTTCAGATATAACGGATACAACATCTGAGAACAAATCGACTATCCCTTGAAAGAATAAGCCTATTCCATCACTCATTTTTTCTATACTTGATCGTTTAATTTCCATCTTCATCCCCCTCCGCCTTCAATGCAACCGTCATAAGCAATCATCCTTACAGATCAGTTCCCATCTTTCAATTTTATCTACTGGCAATATGATAAAGAATATGTTATTTCCAATTGTTAATAGAGCCTTCACTTTATTTAATCTACATTGAATTTCTTGCACTCTTTGAACACGTAATTTGGAACCATTATCATCATGGAAGTAGTAATCATGGCCATTATTAGAATTCGCTACTATTTGTTGTATGTTCTGTTGTAAAGTTCGTTTTTCCTCTTCTATTTTTAGGATTTTATGTTCTTCACGTTCTAAAGCAGCTTCTCTCATTATTTGCCACATTGGTTTTTGATTTGTCATTTCCTCATCCTCCACTCTCAATTGCATCCCTAACCACTGGATCACGATATAGCATTTTGTATTTTAGTTGCTCATGCTGCAGCTGCTTTTCTAACTGTTCAATTTGTTCCTGTTGGTCCACAATTGTATAGGATAGCCAACTCAAGCCAGCGATCGTCAGAAGCACTATGATGATTGCTTGGCTAGTTTTCATGAGCTTGCTCCAATAGTTCTGGGTTCTCGTAAATGTTGCCTAAAATAGTTATATCGCTTGATGTTAAGTTAAAATTGTGCAAGAATATTTCTTCTAAATCTTCCGCATCCGGTAAACTCATTGAAACAGAAATACCATCAATTTCACTAGGTATAGCTTCGGGAGTGTCGAAATCATACTTGGCATTTTTGATTATCCATGCTGTTCCTGTTTCGTCTTTATCAACCACACCTATCATGTGATTTTCTTGGTAATACCCCATAGGCCACTCTTCCCAAAAGATATCAATGACGTCACCTCTATAAACTTCCTTTTCTTCATGATCTTCGTAGGAATCCGACATATAACCTTTCAAGCCTGTTGACTGCATGAGGATTTGGTCGTGATCGTAAGAAACAATATTTTTGCTTTCTTCGTAACCAATTAGCCAAAAATCATCTCCATCATCTTTTTCCAAGATTAGATTTTTCCAAGAACGCATAACTTTACTATCTTTATCCCACGCTCTAAACTTTGGTACCATCTTATCCCTCCATTCATTTATCGCTGACGATTGCGGAATTAATTTATTTCTTAACGGTCTCTAATTATCTTCCTGATTTCAGTTAAATTAGTAATTTCTAAAACACGCTTACACCAATCTCCCTGTTCTTTGATAAAAGATTCTTTCGCCTCTGCCATTGTTTTAGCATAGGCAGTACCCTGGGATTCTCTTCCATGCTTGTCAATAAATCTAAAGACATATTCGTCCATCACTCTTCCTCCCGTTCCAAATCAATGTAAGGCAACTCACCTTCCATCGTTATTTTAGGTCTATCATAGTAAGTGTTGCTTATTTCGGCTTTTACCCATTCCACCAACAGTATTTCATTACCCAAGTAGTTGGGAACTTTACTTTTTATCAATATGAATCCATGCTTTTTCGCTATCCAACAAGCTAATTTTAAGAGCATCACTCTGCCTCCTCGTCGCCCATAAGAGACAGCTTATAAATCTTTTCAACTTTCTCCCATTGTTCGTTCGTCAACACAGTGCCATGTTGTAATTCAAAAGCCAGATCATTAATTTTAACTAAATTGTTGTTCGTCTTGATCATCTGATTATCGTTTAGTTGCGGTTGATTAATTTCTTGATACGTATCAATGGTTTCAAGCAAAAAGTCATATTGCCTTGCTAAACTGCCATGTACTCCCGGCGTTCCACCTTCAACGCCGTAGCAAAGATGCTGTTGTTCCTCAACGTAATCTCTGAAGTCATTCATTTCACTCACATTCGTTCCTCGCTTTCTGCTATTTCGTCGGATAGCTGACTAAACTACCTGAGCAAGTCCAGCAAACGACCCATCTCCGTTTTCCCAAACCTCAATTTGGAAAACAGCACCATTTTCTAACTTTTGCTTCAATCTGTAGTATCCATCAACAAGGTTTTCAACTTCCTCAATATCTTCTGTCGCATAAATTTTTTCATGTTCAAGATTATTTTGTTTTAGGTAATCAACGTAGTGCGATCCCCAAGATTCATCTAAAAATTTCGTATAGGCATGAGATAGAGAATTAGCTCTGAACTCTTTATCTTCGTATTTAAACATTTCTTATTCCTCTTTTCTTAGTTGGTTATTTTGGTGGATACCGAACTTTATTCCACACAATTACTTTCTTCGTTTGCTTCCAAAAATATAGTGGCGCCTTTTGATAATAATTTTTTTACTCTTTGAAACTCCTTAGAATCTACTCGGATTCGACTATCATCTTCAAGGACTACAAAATACTTATCCGCTTTTTTTGATACTGCTACTACTTCCTTATCCATTTATGAATCCCTCTTTCCGTAATTTCTGTCATTAATGGAATGAAACGCATCCATTGTCACTGGCTAATTCAAAAGCTTTTTTGAAATCCAAATATACTTCGAAATCACTTTGACCTAATTTTTCCTTAGCATCCTGTTCCAGATCTTGAAAATCTTTTGCTAATTTTTTTGAAACAACAGATCCTATAAAACCATCACAATCGGAGAACATAATTAATTCAAATAATTGTGAATTTGAAGCAATCTGTTCAAGCTTATCTCTGAAACGATTGTAGTATCCGTAACCCCCTGCTCTAAAACCATATTCAGATTCATAGGAATACACACCAGCCTTCAAACCTTGTGTACGACCCTTAAAATGTTGCTCGGTATAATCTAATGACGCTTGGTCAATATCAACCAAGCTTTCCCAATTTACTAAATCTCCGTTTTCGTCTCTTTCTGGATTGTTAACTCGTTTTAAATTCTTATATGCTGTAATATCTAAACCCATTTTTATTTCCTCCTAGTTTGTAAAATCTTCCAAAAATTAAACGTGCCATTCTCTGACCTGATCTATCACTGCGTTCCCTCGGCTGGTTTCACAAGTCTGTCAATGTTGTTGAACTTGACTGCCGCATAAAAGTTACTCCAACCGCAATCGATACTAGTTAGTTCAATATCAAACCCGAATTCTTTATATTTCTTCAAAATCGCATCATGTACGATTTTTCGGCTTTCCGGGCTTAGTTCCGGATCATACCAAACATCATAAAACGATGTCTGCACGCTTCCATCTGTCGTATGTTCTCCGGTAGGAACGTAAAAAGTGTATTTTCCTCTCAAAGCGTTAAACTTGATAGCACTGTCAAGCCGTTCCTCAATTTTTTTGATGCTTGCTTTGCGTTCGGCTTCTTTCAGCCATTCTTTTAAATCATCTTTATCGATCATTTTATGCCCTCCTTGGTTTGCTATTTCTTCCGATTCTTAACTAACAAATTTTTGATGTGACAACTTGAGTTCCTCGTCGCCAATCATCGAATATTTCAACGTTGTATCGATTGACTCATGGCCCAAGAAATTCATCACTAATTCGATCGGCATCCCGTGCCTTCTTGCCAAGGTGGCTGCAGTACGTCTGAATCTATGCGGATGGGCATTTGCTACTCCTGCTCGTTCACCTAAACGCTTAACAAGCTTCTGAACTCCTGCGGAAGTCATTTCCTTGCCCAATGTCTGTCCAAAGAATAACGGTCCAGTGATATGTGGCACGTCTTTCAGATAGTGATTCAAAGCAATCTTCGCTTTTGCATTCAGGTATAGTGTTCGCTGCTTATTGCCTTTACCGATCACTGTGATTGAGTCATTTTCTTGATCGTAATCCCGAAAATTGAGTGATATTAATTCTGAAACCCGACATCCGGTACTCAGCAGCAATTCTATTATTAGCGCTTCTTTGGAATTTGCTGTTGCTGATCGCAACTTTTCAACTTCTACCTCGCTGAACTCCTGTTTCCTTCGTTTCGGCACTTTGATATTCTCTACTCTTGCCCCAGGATCTTTTGCGATGTACTCTTCGTTGCACAGCCATTTGAAGAATCGAACAATACAACCTCGTTCTCTTGCGAGTGTGCCTTTGCTGACCCTATCGATCATTTCCCTGTTTGCAATAAACAATCGAATGTCGTTCGTAGTGACATCACTGAATGACTTCCTAACGCTCCTCATGAAGAGATTGATTGTCTGCATGTAAAGATTCAAAGTTCCGCTTGAAAGTCCCTGTATCTTCTTAGAAACGAAGAATTGCTTATATGCTGCAATATCAGAAGTTTCATCGTAAATCACAACCTCATTTTTCTGTTCAGTAATTAGGTATTTTGAACACTCAATTGTTAAAACATCTTTTAGCCGTCTCAGTTGATCTCCGCTCAAATGGTCCTGTATTTCAAGTAATGTCCTGTTGATCAATTTTTCTTGCAAGTAAAGACCACCTCGCTTCTAGCAGACTTCGTGGATTTTCTTAAGGCTTACTACAGTCACATCGTTAAGATTTCGTTGTATTTCATCATCTTTTTCTTCAATACAGCTGAGGATCCTTACTCGTGCTGAATTCTTATAGATTCGACTTACTTGCGCTCTTATCTGACCTGAAAAAGGCCTTCCCGGAGTGCAAATGTAGCTTTCACCAACTTTTACAGATCCTTTTTCTTGAACATTTGCTGATTCATATTCTCCAAAATCTTCGAATGGCGCTTTAATGCTTCTGCTTCTCATTGATGGTCCCTCCTAAAGTGAATTAATTTCGAGTTCTGTTCTTGGATTTAAGCTATATACTTTTCGGCAGATATTGACAGCGATTTGGCCATCGTCTTTATACAAAATGCCGTTGACCGCATCCGTCACTGCTTTGAAATAGTTATCAATATCTGGTTTCTTATCGCAATACATAGTCTCTTCTTCTAGCAAAGTCCTGTTTTTCTTCACTTTCAAAATATAGGCTGGTGGATATACGAAGAAACAAATATCAATCATCACAGGGCCTTTCTCAATTAGCAGCGGCTTTGTAGCCATAGCATGATACTTAACCGCATTTTTATATGCTTTCATCGCTGATTCTTCATAGGGAGTCTTACGATGTTTGGTGAACCTAGGCCTTGATTGCGGCTTTGGTGTGATCGGTATGACGATTTTCAAGCCATCTGCTCCTTTCAGTGCTTCGTTTTGTTTAGATATGCTGCTAGTTTTGCATCAAGCTCTGCTTGGCGCTCAGTTGATAACTGTTCTTCCCCCTGTTCGTTTACAGCCCAATCAGGTAGTTTTTCCTCACGCAGTGGCTTTTGATTATAGCCTTGTTTCCTAGCGCCTCTAGTTCGTTGATAATCCCTTGCTTGATCGATCGTTTTAACGTTAGCATCTGCCCATTCCTGTAAAGAAGCTGTTAAAAAGCTAATAGCTCTATTCTTAGGGACGTCTTTACTCCCAGCAAGTTTAATGGCAGCTTCTACAAGTTCATCGCCATAGATATTCACCAGATTAAGCAGATCTTCAACCTGTACAACATTTGGAAAGAGCCATAATTTTTGGAAAGTTTCTAGGGACGCACTCTCGCTCGCAGTAGCGTCTTCTTTTATTTCCTTTTCTTTACTTTCCTTTACTTTACTTTGTTGATTATTCCCCTGATTAACTGAGTTTTTCCGCCCATTAATCGAGATATTCGACCGATTAACTTCATTTGTCAGCAAATATTTAAATTCAAGCTCAACTTTTTTACGTTCCTTAGTGGCTAGAATGTATCTGTTTTGAATTCCTTTAGAAGTTAATACGGAGTATTTATCAAAAATATCTTTATCAAAGAATTTTACTTGCACGGCTTTTCTAACCAGTTCTTCAACTGTGCCCTCCTTCGTACCAACTTCGTCAGCCACTAAGAACGCAAGGTCGTCATCCCACAAAACGTAATACCCCTCATCACGATAAATATTAGCCAGCAGGGCGACCAGAATATGAACGGCTTCTTTACCGCATGCTTTAATAATTCTTCGAACTTTTAAATCTGATAAAAAATCGACATCTAGAGGAAAATAATCAAGACCTTTCTTCGTTGGTCTTGCCACGCTTATTCCTCCTAATCAGAGGGAGTTAAACTCCCTCACTCTTTTAGTATTCGACTTCTGGAAAAGGGACTTCGCCTTCAAAGGGGTCACCTTGTATTGCAGCGTGTGGTTGATAGGTATCAAATAACGCTTCTTGTTTTGCTTCTTGTTTTGGTTCTTGTTTCGGCATCTGGTTTTTAAGCAAGGTCAGAAATCTTTTCGCTTGATCTTCGGTAAACTTTTTATACATGTTTGCTTTGTACTTCATTAATAGGTCATCTTTACTTGTTTCTAATGCTTGAGACACAACCTCAATCATCAATTCAATTTCGGCAATCTGATCCGGAGAGGCTACTTTATTGTTCTTATTCTGCTCATCAACAACTGTTGATTTATCATTTGTATTTAGCACTAATCTAGCCGCTTGTTTCATAGATTCATCTTTGGCATTCTTAGATAACCACTCTACATATGAACGATCATCTTTAGCAATTTCACCAAGAGTTCTTCCTTTATTTTTTCCGAAAGTAACTTTAAGAGCAGAAGCATCACTATTATTCATAGTTTCTAACTTTTCCTTGTTAAGTAAATCCTTCATGTCCTCTACATCTTGAGTAAATACATTAGAGAGCGATCCCACTGTCAATGCTGCATCAACTTGTGCTCGTTTTTTCGCCATTTTTAGTACAGTATTCACCAGTGTATATGGATCTTGATAATCTCCTGTCCAAACTTTCTTACGCTCACTTTCGCTCCATTCGTTCTGTCTATATCTGGATTCTTTAGTATTAGCACTTCCAAATCCTTCTGTAATAAGTTGTCCATTCTTTAATAGAGAAGATTTAACGGTGTAAGCGAAGAATCCGTTGCTGTAATCTTCGACTTTATCAACGATTTCATATTCACTTGTTAGACCCATGAGCATCAAAATCTTTTCTGCACCTGGTTTCAATAGAGTTGGTTTGTTAGTTCCCGGTATAGTACCGTAGTCTTGCTCTGGACGTAATGTTTTCTGAACAACTACTTGAAAATTATCAATTGCTTGTAATTGTTGAGATACTTGCTCGATGTTAGCGCTCATTACCAAATCCATAGCGCTATTTTGTATAGCCAAATCGTTAGACATATTACTTAGCCACCTTTCTGAAAGAAATATCATTTTGCTTCATAAACTCATTCATTGATGCTAAAGCCTCATATGTTCCGGTAACCTCCAAAACGAAGGTCAATATTTCCGGCTCAACTCGCTCCTGAACTTTTATAACTTCACCTGTTTCCATATCGATCGTGGTATCATTTACTTTAGAAAATTGTTCTTTTGCTAGCTTAGACATTGCTGAATCATATTCTTCTTTTGCAATTCTTTGTCGCTCTTTTTCTTCAAGGTCAAGTCGTTTTTGCTCAACTGATTGTTTGATCTTCTCAATAACATCAGCTGTTGTAAGACCACGGTCAATAAGATTTTCCCAAGCGTATGGATCCAAGCCAGACAGTTCGGCAAATTCTTTAACCGCTTGTTTACTAGACAAAATTTGCTGTTTTTGGAGATCAATGTAGCCCAATTTATTGTGAATGGCTTCAATTGTCTTTTTAGATGGCTCTCCTTTTTTTGTAAAGGCAGTCGCGTTATACCAACTTTTATCAATTTCAAAATCTTTGAGATCATCATCCGTTAGGTTGTGAGAAACCATCATTTCGGAAATTAATTCTTGAAGCTTTTCTAGTCGAATTGCCGTTTGTTTCGATTCGAAAGAATCAATATCTTGCTTGATTCCATCTATCACAAGTGCAAGCTGACTAGTATATTTCTTGATTTTTCGTTCGAATTCCGTCAAGGGTTTTTGAAATTCGCTTTTGACTTTTTTTCGTTCATCATCTAGCATATTTTTAATTTTGTTTAGCTCAGTTCTTGACTGCTTTGCTTCAGCCATATTCTCCTCGCTGAAAACTAACGATCCATAAAAGGCTACTTTTTCATCAACATACTGCTGCAGATTCTCTTCGTTTTGGATTTCTATAGTAGAAGGGTTAAAAATAACTCCTACCTTCATTTCTGTGGTCAATTCGTTTGTTGGCATTGTGTTTTCCCCTTTTCTGTTTTAAAATGGAGACAAAGATATTTTCGTAAGAACTTCTTATGACTTGCTATTGCTTTGGTCGGCTAGCAAGTCTTTTTTCTTTGTCTTGGTAATCTTTAGCAGCTAAATCATAAACAACATTAGCGAAGCCCCATAAGAAAACTAATACAAGTCCTGCTGCAACGTGGATTGCTGTGAAAGCTACTACAAAAAACAAAAGTAAAGTAACGGTCAAAGTGTCTTTAATTGAACGTTTCATAATTACGCCTCCTTATAGTTAAAAGTTCTATTGCGTTCTTCCCATTCCTTAACTTTATGCAGATCATATTGAAGAATCCCGCTAAGTTTTGAAAAAGGAATCGGATCAACATCCCTATGTGTTAATTTAGATAACGTTGGTCTTGAAATACCAAGATAATCAGCGATTTCTTTTGCTTTCTTCCACTCAACCTCTACCGCTTCATTTTTTCTCTCAAGTGGCACAACATTCTTCATTTGAGATATTTTCATAGTGGTTACCCCCTCATATATCTTTTTTTGATCCAGTGAGGCATTCTATCTTTAATAGCCTCTTGGATAGTGACGTTCAAAATCTTCAAGATAGAAAAAACGATCGCCATTTCCACAATAATTTCATCCAGAAACTCATCTGTGTAATTTCTAAGTTCAGTTCTTTCAACATCAGTCAGCATTCTCACTTGTGATTCAGCTACGATCCTTTGAACTACTTTCTTCCGTTCCTTTCTTTCGTCTGACTCGATTTCTTGAAATATCTCAAGATCATTCGTTGATTTAACATCTGCCAGCTGGCCATCCATTGATTTGAAAAATCCTAAGTATTGGTAACTGATGTCTCCTGTTAATTCATCAGTAGCTTGATACCCATTTTCTTTCATAGCCTCTAAATACTCGATTGCCTTATCAATATTGACGTTGGCTCCATTAAAATGATCACTTACTGTGGCATTTGGTGTGCTTGCATCGATCGCTAATTCTTTCTGTCTCTTTCCCGAAAGAAATAATGATAGTTTTAAGGTCCGACCGATTTTTGCTGCTTTCGGCATGCTTTCACTCCTTTTATTCGTTATTGTTTTTGGCACAAACGGCCATTTATTGTCTAAAATGAACTTAAGCAACAAGTTCTGGTGTTGAGGCGAACTGCCATTTTTCGTCAATATAGGAATAAATGTCCTGTGCTACTTCATCGGTAGCTAAAAAACGAATAATGATTTCTTCAACACCGCCAGGGTTCATGAACAGTTCGCCTTCAATACCAATTGAAATGCTAAACTTGCGTTTAATCGCAGGAATAATCATTTCGACATAGCGTGGTAGAAATCCCGAATCGACATTTGCTTTGATCATTTGCGGTTTGTCCTTCATTTTGCCACCTCCTCACGTGTCGTTTCGCGTAGTTTAGGTTCAAAAAAAAGAGTCCATTCAAAATTTAAAGCATCTGCTATTTTCATAGCTTTTTCGACAGAGGGTCTCCGTCTTCCTTGCTCTATTGATGAATATGTTGTTCTTGGAATGTTTGATAACTGAGCAACTTCATCTTGAGTTAGATTTTTTTCCAAACGCAATTTAGTTAACCAATTTTCCATAAAATGATTCTCCTTTCAATGTGTCGTATTGCGTACTTTTATATTACTACGCATTTTGACACATGTCAACCAATAATTATTCTTTTTGACACATTTTATTTTTTTGTTTTAAAATACGCGCATTGCGTAGTATCATTATTACATATTGAAGCATTGGAGGTGCTTAGATGTTTGGTCACAGACTTATGGATTTAAGAAAACAAAAAAAATTGACCCAAGCTGAAATGGCCGATATTTTGGGAGTCGCACGTACTACATATTCATCATATGAACAAGGTAGACGTACCCCTGATGTTGATATTCAAAATAAAATAGCAGATTATTTTAAGGTCAGCCTTGATTATTTGCACGGTAGAACCGATTCAACGAATACTAAAAATGATCCTAACCTCCTCATTGCAACTCACGTTGATGATGATTTGACTGAAAAACAAAAACAAGAAGTACAAGACTTCATCGAATTTATCAAAATGAGAGACCATAACAAGAAGTAGGTGATGTATTTGAATATTTCTGAACAATTGATGGCTCAGTATGATGAACTAACATATAAGTTTGAAGAAAAAATGCCAGATCACCAAAAAGGCCTTATTATTGGAAAGACGATTTACTTGAAACCTGGACAATCTGCAACTGAGTTAGCTGCCACTATTTCAGAAGAAATTGCTCACTACCTTACCTCAGTTGGTGATATCACAGATTCAAATGATCCTGATCACCGTAAACAAGAAAGACGAGCACGAGATATTGGTGCTGTGATGCTAGTGTCACCTTATGACATCATAGATTGTTTTGAAGCGGGATGTATCTCTATTTGGGAATGTGCTGAACATTTGCAGGTTTCTGAAGTAACGTTTAAGGATGCAGTGAAGTGGTATGCTAGGAAATGGAACGGAATTAAAACAGAAAACAACTACACTCTCCTATTCCAACCGAATGGGACTGTAGCAGTATTAAAATCATTTAATAATTTTTAGGAGATGAAATAATGAAAAAAGTAGTTAGTTTGGGATTGGTATTTATTTCTACTTTAGCATTAGCAGCATGTGGCGATAATCAGGAAAATTCAAGCAACAGTTCATCAAAAAACTCGAAAGAAGAAACAGCAGTTTCAAGCTCAATTATTGAAAGTTCTTCTATATCTGAAGAGTCAGACAGCAATTTTGTTGCAGATGCTTCAGATGCTTCTTTCGACGGCACGATTTTGAAA